ATACTCAAGTTAAAAAAAGAAAAAAACGTTCTCGTAAAAAATAATGTATGAGTATGGGTGCAAAGTTACTCGTGTGGTGGACGGTGATACTGTTGATGTCATTCTTGATCTTGGGTTTTCTATTCTTCACAAGTGTCGCGTACGTCTTTATGGCATTGACACGCCCGAATCTAGAACCAGAGACAAAGACGAAAAGGTTAGAGGTAAACTAGCTGCTAAGTTTTTGCAAGATGCCATCGACAACGGCAAGAAGGTTGTTCTTCGATCTAAACTAAAAGATTCTAAGGGCAAGTACGGCAGAGTGCTTGGTGAAATTATTGTAGACGGCATCAACATTAATGTTGCCATGATTGAAAACTATTTAGCGGTTGCCTACCACGGTCAAAACAAAGATGACGTTGAGGCAGAACATTTAATTAACAGAGAAAAATTAATAGCCATGGGTGCTTACGTTCCCAAGACATAAAAAACCCATCGCAAGGATGGGTCTTTATGGTTTCGACAGTTTTAGAAATCAGCCTCTTCAAACAATTCAGCAACCATAGCGTCTTGCTTTGAGAAATGTTCCAACGTATGACGTAAATCGCATTTCATAGCATCGTCAATAATTGGTTGAATCTTCTGCGAGTATTCCCAGTCTGGCACAAGTTTGTTAATTCTGTTTTGGTCCATAAGTATGGCAACAGGAATAACCGACTCACCCTCGTTACCGGAATCTATGCCCAGAATAACAGAAGGTTCTCCAAACTTGTTTCTACCAACCAGCAAGCGTAACTTGTCCGGGTGCATTTTAATCATCTGCATTTTCTCATAACACTTTTGTAGTGTGCTTTTAGTTTCCATATCAATTCTCCATAAACAGATAAAGTTAATTCTTTACCCTTTATGGATTGTAACATTTATAAGTGTTAACTGCAACACCTTTATAGAAATCAATTGTAATTAATTATCGCAACATATAAAATTAAATTAATTAAATTATGTATTTTTTGTTGATGAAAAAGCAAAGTAAAGACGAAACTGCCCACGACAAAATGCTTGCATGGGCTTCTCTCATGTTTGGCATTGCATTGGTGCTAGGATTCTCTATTGGTGCAAACGCTCAGTCTAGCCAGCAATCAGGCACAGCCTGTGTTAATGGCTCTCAGTATTGTGAAAACAATTCTCTCGATACGGTAAATTCCACCACGACCAACAACACCAATTCCAATAACAACGTCAACTCCTCGACCTCAACCTCAAGCTCGAGCGCAAATAATGTCAACAGCTCGACCAACGTAAATACTAATTCGTCAAATAACGTCAACAGCTCAAACAACGTGAATACCAACTCGTCAAATAACGTCAACGTCAACTCCTCGACCTCAACCTCAAGCTCAAATAATGTAAACAGCTCAACGGTCAACAGCACAGTTAACCAAACGGTAAACAACAATAACACTTCGGTTTCAAGCTCAAGCAATCAGAATACCAATGTTAACCAAAGCACCAGCTCAAGCGATGTAAAAACAGACAATAAAAATGTCAATATGAACGATTCAAAATCTGACAACACCAATCGAAACATCAACGAAAGCAATAGCACTCAAACAATAAATCAGAACGTAAAGTCTGAAGCTCCTCCGGCTTCAGCGATAGCTCCTAGCATAATGAGTTACAGTCAGGACCTTTGCACGGTCGGAAGGTCAGCAGCTTTCCAAGGTCAGATTTTTGGCTTTTCAGGTGGCAAAACTGTCACAGATCAAAATTGTGAAAGATTAAAGTTGTCTAAATATCTATATGACATGGGAATGAAAGTGGCTTCCGTTAGCTTGCTTTGCCAAGACGAAAGAGTATTTAAAGCTATGTCTATGGCAGGCACGCCTTGTCCAATTTTTGGAAAAATCGGCAAAGAAGCTACCGCAGAATGGCAGAAAAATCCAGCTCTACGACCTGATGTAGAAGATGCTGAAGCAGAATACATTGCAAAATGCACATACGACTCTAATCCAAACAGAGATAAAATAAATAAAGACATAGTTGGCGCAGTAAAAGTAATATATACCCGGAAAACTAAATCGAGAAAACAGTGTTCAAAAGAATTTTTTGCGCAGTAGCCTGTCTATACAGTCTTAACGTATCAAGCACATACGTCTATGAAGCCAATCAGGCTTTAATAGACCTTACCAACCAATCAGGAACAACCAATCTAAATGCAGGAGACGACCAAGTATCATCTGCTTTTAGCCTAGGCTTCACATTTGACTTTTACGGCGAAGCTTTTACCCAAGGGCGAATGGCTACCAATGGCTGTTTGCACTTTAAAACTTCAGGCGCTTATTGTAACGACTACACACCTGACCCATTAACCAGTCAGTTTACCTATACTCTACTGCCATTTTGGACTGATTTAATTAGAGACAATGGCTCTAGTATGTTGGCTAAGAGTTTTGACGATAAAACGGTTTTTGGCTGGTACAACATGAGGGAATACAACAGAGCATCCGATAACAGCTTTGAAGTAATACTTTGGCGTGATGACAACTTTGAGTTTAGATACGGTGCATTAGATATTACTAAACATGATGTACTTATAGGAGAAATGGGTAGTGGTAGCTCGCAAGTGTATCAATACTTGTTTCACGATCAATGTTCTACAGGTTCAACCAATGCTAGTAATTGCACTGGAACATGGAATAGCTCATCCTCTAACACCCTGCTAGAAAATGGTGGGTCGTTATTTGGCTCAGGAACAGGAAATGCCATTGACTGTACCGACCCTCTAAATAATGCTGGATGCTCTGGCTACGCAGTAGCCTATCAAACACAACAATGTAATATCACTCAGCTTTATAATGATTCTTGCCCTTTATATTGGGAAGCGTATGACGATCAACAATGCGATCTAAATCCACAGTACGCACCTTTTTGCAGAGGCTACAGCCAGCAAGACTCCGTTGCTTTTTTTGATGATAGTACAGCAGACTATGGGTTTATAGATGAACAAGACCAATTTGCTACTGGTATATTCTTTGAAGAACATGAAGACTTAGGTTTTGAAGAAATTTTTGGCACCACAGATATGTTTGAAGATGACATGTTTCTGCTCTTTGAAGATTTTAACAGCAACCCAATGGACTACTTTGCTGAACCTACAGATGAGATGGTTATTTTCTTTGAACCTGAGCAGCTACCTTTTGGTGTAGAATTTTCACCCACGCATGAACCAATGCATCACCAAGAAGACATGTTGCTTGATGAATTTTTATTTCAAGAAACTTTTTTAGTAGAAGATTACAGCGAACCTGAAACATTTATAGAATTTAACAGCGTAGAAGAATTAGAAGAATGGTTTGAAGAAGAGACAAGGCATGAAGAGGAGTTTGCTGAACTGGATGAACCAGAAGAAGAGATATTTGAAGAGGAAGCTGTTGAAGAAATCTTTGAAGCGATTGAAGAAAGAATGGCTGAGGCTGAGATTGAAGAAGAAAGATTAGAGCTTGAAGAAGAGCAATCTCATGAGCCGATAGATGAAATCAGAGAAGAGTTTGAGTTGGTAGAAAACGAATCACCCACAGGAAAAAGTAAATTAATGAAGGTTGCTTTGAATGTTGTAAAACAAGGTTTAAATACCGCAAAATCAAGTTACTCTGGTTCATTTGGAGGCGCAAGTAACAATTCTGTTGTTTCTGGCTCTAACAACGCAACAACATCTTCATCAAGCGGAGGCATTAGCACCTCTAGCTCACCCAGTGCATCAGATCAATTTGCCAGCGCATCACAACAAACCAATCAAGTGCTGTCTATGTCAAATACCTCCGGCGGCTCATCAAACATGAGCGTGTCTACTGCGCCTATGCCAACATTTACAGACACAGCTTCTATGGCTATTGCAGATGTTCAAGTAAGCAATGTTCAGGGCGAAATAGATACGGCATCTTCTGGCGTAATGACTTCTTCAGAAGCAGACCAGATAGCAGACAAGATTATTGCCGCAAACATAGAAGAGCAGCAAGAGGAGATAGAGCAAGAACAACAAGACACGGGTCAATATGGAGATGAGTCAAAGCTTGTAGCATTAATTGGCTATGTCCCAGATTTTAATGCTTATTCACAAACAAGCGTGCCTGATTCAAAAGATTGGTATATAAGTGCAAATATTTATACTTCTGCTACACTAGACGACAACACCAGTGCTTTTTACGGTTTGGTTAATGATAATTTAAAAGGTTTGAGTCAGATGATAAGTGACCAACCTAATATGTGGAGATAATTATGAATTGGTTTGAAAACAAAACAACACAAATAATTGCCCTAGTAGGAATAGTTACAACGCTTGCCGGCTTCGGCTATCAGGGCGCTCAATACGTTAATAGATTAGATAATCTTGAAGCTCAAATAGGTGGCATAGGCGATACTGAATCAGCACAACAGATTATTGAAGAACGCTTCGCAGCAATAGAAACATCTGTAGAGTACATTAATAAATCTATAGATAGCTTGGCAATACCTGATGTAACAGAAATTAAAACTGATATTGCTACAATTAAAGCTGACTTACAGTCTCTTGAAAAAGATATAAGCAAACTAGAAAACAAGGATGACAATCCTTTAAACGGATAATTATATGAAATTTAGTTTAATTAAAAATGTTGTAGGTGCTTTGGCTCCTACACTTGGTTCAGCTTTGGGCGGACCATTAGGCGGTCAAGCCGCATCTGTTATTGCTGGCGTACTTGGTTGTCAATCAGACCCAAAATCTATTAACAAAGCTATCCAAGCAGCCACTCCAGAACAAATGTTAGAACTTAAAAAAGCAGAGCAAAGCTTTGAGCTACAAATGAAAGAGCTTGAAGTAGATGTGTTTAAGTTAGAAGTAGCAGACAAACAAGACGCTCGCGGTAAGTTTAGCAAAGACTGGACTGCTAGAATTATGGGCGTAGTTATTGTCGGTGGCTTTATGGGTTACATATTCTTAGTAACACTGCAACCACCAGAGCAAAACAGCGAAGCATTAATTAACTTAGTGCTTGGTTACTTAGGCGGATTGGCAAGTGCTGTAATCAGCTTTTACTTTGGCGCTTCAAACACCCCAGATAAAAATGACTAGCAGAAAAACAGCATCAGACGTACATTCAGACTTAAAATCACACGAGGCAAAATGTGAAGAAAGATGGAAGACGATATTCAAAGAAACAGCAGAAATAAAAAAAGAAATGAACGATCTAAACGGAACACTAAAAATGGCAGCTTTTGGATGCTTTGGTTTTTTAAGCACCGTAATTATTGCAGTAATTACAATATTTCTTCCAATAAACTAATGAAAATATCAAAAGAGGGCGTTGCTCTTATAAAAAAATTTGAAGGCTGTAAACTAGAATCCTACTACGATGCCGTGGATGTATTAACCATAGCTTATGGCAGAACCAAAGCAGTTAAAGCTGGTGATACTTGCACACAAGAACAAGCCGATGCTTGGCTTGAAGAGGAATTGCATGAGTATGGTGGCTATGTAAACGATGCGGTTAAAGTTGACTTAGAGCAAAATCAATTTGATGCTCTTACGGCATGGACATACAACCTAGGTCCTACAAATCTTAATAGCAGCAGCATGTTAACCAAAATTAATGAAAAGGATTGGGATGAAGTTCCCAATCAAATGAAGCGCTGGAACAAGGCTGGTGGAAAAATATTAGAAGGGCTTGTCAGAAGAAGAGAGGCTGAAGCCAAACTTTTTGAAGGGCTAGAATGGTCAGACATCTAAATGTATGTAAAAATGCAACATGGCATGAAGTTAATGGGTATTTGTCAATATCTCCTCTCACTCATAAACTCTTGCCTAGGGAAGTTTGTATTGTTCCCCTTAAGAGCTAATATTGACTTCCCGTTTAATGCTTGATTTAGAAAAAATAAAATCTTTTGACATTCTTTCAAAAGATGAACAAATAGAAGCGCTAACTCTTATTGATAAATGGAAGAACATCAAAAGCAGAGAAAAATGCAAAGATGATTTTTTAGAGTTTGTACAAATGATGTGGCATGGTTTTATCATGGGCAGGCATCACAAGATTCTTGCAGAAAAATTTAACCGCATAGCTCAAGGCAAACTGAAAAGGTTAATTGTTTGTTTGCCACCAAGACATTCTAAATCAGAATTTGCATCAACTTTCTTGCCTGCTTGGATGATGGGCTTAAACCCAAGTTTAAAAATTATACAAGCAACGCATACAGCAGAATTAGCCGTAAGGTTTGGTCGGCGAGTAAGAAACATTATTGACTCTGAAGATTATCAAACAGTATTTCCA